TCCACCATGACCTTCTACACACTGGATAACTTGCTCCATTGTTTTAAATACAATGGGTGGTTCTTGTGTAGTAATATTAACTAATTGAGTTATACCCACTTCGTCTGGATCTGTGGTATATGCTACCCCTAAAGAAATTAATTTTTCTTTAAAATTTGTACGTTCGGCGATTCTAGGAGATAGAAGTATTTTCATTTTAATAGTTCCAGAAAGTTCCAGCTATATCATTATCGGATGTGCCAATTGGAAGATCATGTGCATCCATAGAAGCAATAACATCTCTAGAAGCAATAACATCTCTAATTGGTAATACTTGCGATGCTGGTTGAGCAAATACAGTCGTAGGTTCAATGTATGACACTAATATACCAGGTAAAATTATATCTAATATTCCTGATAAATTTTCAAATGCATCAATATCCATTGGATAATCTACTGTTATAGTATGTCCATTATATTCTACTATAAATTTGCGCTCTGGATCATTATGATCTGTGATTACATATTCCATGAAAATTTATCCTGAGGTTTAGTTAAAAATATTATGCAACTGTTCCTGACCTTGTGCCAACTGCGACCCAAGTGACAAATGCATTACCAGCAACAGCAGCACCAGCAGCACCGCCAGCACCAGCAGCACGGCTCCCTGTCATGCCAACAGCACCAGCAGTACCAGCAGCACCACCAGCACCACCCCGACCACTCGCACCAGCACCACCAGCACCACCAGCACCAGCAGCTGCCAAAGTACCAGCACCACCAGCACCACCAGCAGCACCATCGTAAGTAGACCCCGCAGCCGGTCCGGAAGTCGAAGAAGCACCACCAGCACCACCACCGCGCCCACCGCCACCGCCACCACCGCCATAGGAAGTGGTAATGGTGCAATCACAAGCGCAAGCGCAGTCGCCAGACATCAATCGGATTCCAAGTCTTGGAATCCAATCCTTATCAATATTTTGTTTCATTCCTTTAGCAATAAACATACGATATTCTCCTTTGGTCGATTATTATACCAAGAACCAGCTACCGCCACCGCCACCGCCGCCACCGCCGCCAATAGTACCATTATTGGTAACTGATATTGCATTAGTTGATATGAACGCAGGACCACCAGCAGCGCCTGGAGTTGAGTTGTACTGAGTGCCAGCGGCATTCCCGCCAACACCACCCATTCCTAATACTGTACCATTATTTATTAGTCTAAGAGTTGACCCTGCAGGGAATGTTGTTCCAGTTGAGAATGAATATGCACCAGTTGATGTGGAATATACATATATACCTGCATTGATGGTAACAGTTGCATTTAACGCCAGTACCTGATTCCATCCGGCAGCAATCGCAGCAGACTTCAGATTATAGTTTGCTGTATTGGCACTAATAGTAGGCGCAAATGTAAACACTGGCGGTGCCATTGTATTTACAGTAATTGTCGATGTACCACCGGAAGCATTATTATTACCCGCTGCATCAGTAAATACCCCTGCAGCAACAGTGATGACACCATTAGTTGTACTAGATGCGGTCGGTGTAAACACTGCTGAGTAACTTGTACCACTACCAGTAATTGCACCCAATGTACCACCAGTCACTGTGGCATCACCGGTAGCAAAGGTGGTAGATGCCTCACTTAACGTAAAGGTAATTGTCGATGTTCCTCCAATCTTTACAGATGTAGGAGAAGCAGTCATACTAATAGTCGGAGCAATTGTATCTACAGGTAATGATAATGATGTAGCAACACTTGCCAATGCACCTACGGTAGATGTACATACACCTGCAGCAATAGAGATAACACCATTTGCCACACTAGATGCGGTCGGTGTAAACACTGCTGTGTAAACCATACCACTACCAGTAATTGCACCCAATGTACCACCAGTCACTGTGACATCACCGGTAGCAAAGGTGGTAGATGCCAAGTTTAGGGTAAAGGTAATTGTTGATGTTTGTCCTACTGCCAAAGATGCTCGAGAAGAACTAATAGCAATAGTTACTTCTGTTGGTCCTGACGGACGTAAAAATCGTAATGTTGAGAACATAGTTAGTATATCCTAAAATAATTACGCTGTATATCCTTGCACGGCAGAACCATACCAACTCGTTCCATCAGAAACAAAGGACAAAATATCCATCTTACCAAGGGCAGCAGTGATAACTGGGGTTGTTGGAAATTTTACACCAGTAAAGGTTGCTGTTCCATTGCCAGTTGCGGCTGCCTGTTTTAGTAATAGAGTGAATGACTTTCCTGCACCGACTGCTGGCATTGTAAATACGCATGCTGTAGAAGCAGTTAATGTTGCTGTTAAAACTGTTCCAGCAGATATTGCCAGAGTGGCTGCAGTAGTAACTACTCCAATAGCAACAACAGTTTCTGTGTATCCAGATACGGTTACAGTATTAAGCACAGGAGATGTATCTACTACAAACTTAGATCCTGTGCCTGTCTGTGAAGCAATACTAGTTGCATTACCTACTGAAGTTATTACACCAGTAAGGTTTGCATTGGTGGTTACAGTTGCTGCGGTTGCAGCAGAACCAGAAGTATCTTGATTCCATGTAGGAACAGTACCAGTCAAACCACTATATGCAACACTTCCAGCAGAACCAGAAGTATCTTGATTTAGTGTTGGGAAAGTACAATTTACTAGATTACCAGAAGTAGGAGTACCCAATACTGGGGCAGTCATTACTGGTGCAGTAAGTGTCTTATTGGTAAGTGTATCTGTAGTTGCTTTACCAACTAAAGTATCTGTGGCAATTGGTAAAGTGAGTGTGCCAGATCCGGCAACTGTTGGCGCAAGTAGAGTAATTGACCCACTTGTATCGCCTGCGACTACTATGCTTGACATTTGTGTGCTCCTTCTAGTTCTGTAATTCGAGTAGATTGTTGATCGATGATAACTTTAAGTTCTTGAACAGATTTTACTAAAGCGGCAGTAACTGATCGATCGTAAAAACCATAAAGACCATCTGCAATCATAGGAGCAGCACTAGGAATAATTTGGGCAACTTGATCAGCGAAAAATCCAATTTCTACCGCTGCTTGATCGCCACGACGAGAAATATCATCCAACCATTTGTATGCTCTCGGTGTTAGTTGTAAAACTTCATTAAGTCCTGGCATAGATACATTTTGGACTTCTTCTTTCAAAGAAGAATCTGAAGAAGCAGATAATAGTCCAGTGGCACTTGCAGTTACAGTGCGTGATCCTGATCCTGCCAATACTCCAATTGTTACACCGCCATCGGATGTCATGGCAATTGCTGTAGTTGTACCAGCAATAAGTGATAGATTTCCCGATGCATCGGCAGTTTGAACTATACCACCACTGCCTGTTGTAATTGCTGCAATTGTAGATGCCATGTTATCTTCCTAAAATTAAGTTATAAAATATACAACACATTTGATACATACAATTATTTATAAGAATTAATATTTCAGAACCCTGAAAATATCACCTTTTTTTCAATTATTTTTGATATTTTTGAAAATATTTATTTTAACTAATAGAACTACCATATTTTGTACCAAGAGCAGTCCAAGTCACATATCGGTCTCCATTAACTGATACACCTGCCGCTCCACCAGCACCTGGAGCCTCACTGCCACCGTAACCACCGGCACCTGGGTTCCCGCCAACACCAGCAGCACCTGGATTACCACCTGCACCCCCAGCACCGCCAGGATGTGCCCTCTTTTTTGTACCCAAGTCAATTCTTCCACCTCCGCCACCACCAGTATATAAAGAACCGTCAGCACCGGAATTATTCCAAGCAGCACCAGGGATATAGGCACCGCCAGTACCATATGATGCACCACCACCACCCCCACCACCATATGTAACATTTAAACCAGAACCACCACCGCCACCGCCACCACCACCGCCACCCATTGTACCATTATTTTCTATAATTACTGGTGTGGAAACATTTACACCGACACCACCAGCACCTCCAGCAGTCCCAGAAGGACCATTACCCCAATCCCCATAACCACCTCTGCCACCGTCACCACCTCTGCCAATTATTGTCCCATTATTTATTAATTTTGCACCGTTGGGAAATGTCCCATCAATTGTTAAAGATGGTATACTGGCAGAAGTTGAAGATATTATTGTCGATGGACCTATAGTTAATTCAACATAAGCATTTTGATTCCACCCAGAATCTATTGCCATCTGTCGTAAATTTAATCCATATGCCGGATTCCCTGGAGGAACATATGAAAGAAAAACAGAGGTAAATTTACCATGACCATGGTCATATGAGATCTCACTATTTATAGTAGGTCGTGCAAATAATGTGCGTACTGGTGGATCATTTAATGCTGTAGTTGATGTTGGTGGTACAACCAACTCAGTATTAATATCATCGGCAGATATCGGACCAGTTATCGGAAGTGCCATTTTTTATCCACTAATTTTATTTTGTAATTCAGTTACCTTTGCATCCAATTCTTTAATTGCTTCAATTAATAATGGAACAAGTCTTTCATAATGTACAGTCATATAGTTATCACCAGATTTACTATATTCAGTACCATCAGCATTTTGCCCAATATCAAATGGGGCAGGAGTTACTATTTGAGGTAGAACTTTTTGAACTTGTTGAGATAATACACCGACTTGTTCTTC